GAGGTTGCACGCCCACTTGTCGCGTTTATTCGCCACCGTTTTCAACATCTTTCGGTTTATCAAAAAGATATTGATATGTTTCATTATTAATAACAGTAAATTCTTTATCAGTTAAAGCAATAATCCAATCTCCTTTATCGAGTCGAATTATATTCTCTCTAAACATAATAAACATCCAACCATCGGAAAAATGACAATATCTACAAAAACCAACACATTCTGAGATATTAGCACCATTCCATTGGACACCTAATAATCTAACATTTTTCTTTACATTTAGTCGCTTAATCATAAATCACTTTTAAGATGTTTATTAGTCTTTGCGTATATTATAATGATTTATTACATAAGACCACTTTTACCAAAACCATTTTCACCACGTTCAGTTTTGCTTAGTTCATCTTTAGAAGATTTAATATTAAATACTGCACGTTTCTTTTCAACAATTACACCTTGTGCAAGTCTACTATTAGGAATAATAATATAACTAAAAGGTGTAGGATTTTGTACTATGATTCCGCTGTTACCACGCCAGTCATTGTCCACAGTACCAAATTTAACATCTAATAAAGTAGTACTTGAAATACCACTACGAGGACGAATTTGCATCTCATCTTCTTCAGGTATTTCAGTATAAATATTAGTTTCAAATTTAACAGTTTTATATGGGAGAATGATATTAACTTTGTCAATACTATTTATCGTCATATATTCCAGAAGAGTTTTTCCTTCAACTGGTTGATTTATTGCATGACGAATAGATTTATCTAATACGTTAAAATCAATAACCCATTCAAGACCATCATAGCAATTATCATAAAGATAAGCTGTGACATCTTTATCGTGATTTAATATCCTACCAATAACACTTTTATCAAACCACGGAATTTTAGGATTAAATTTAGCTCGTAAATCGAAACCGGAAGCTCCAGCGCTTTTATACTCTGGAACTTCCGTGTTATCGACATACAATCCTATAAGACTTTCTTTCATGCTATCTTATTCTTCAGATTGTGGGATTTCACTTACATCTGCGGTACGAATATTATACCCTTCTTCTCCAATATATTTTGCCATTTTAAGGAGATGACGTATAGGAATTGGCATCCTATCGTCACCTCCTTTCTTTCTAACACCAATAAAACATTTAGCATTAGTCATTCTACATTCCTCAGGTAATTGACTTGGATATTGAGCTAAAGCCCAACTTGCAAGCAAAGGAATAATTTCCCAACTACCAGAAGCACTTGGAATTTGACAATTATCAGAATCGAAGCTATTTACAGTACCATCAGAATATATAACTACTTCTGTAATCATTTAGGCACTTAAACGTTGAACTAATTTATTAAAGGCTGTCTGACCGAGTTTGAAAGAATTACCCTGCGTAATAGAATCGAATTTATTGAGATTATCTTTATATTCAATTCCATTATTAATATATGAAGTAACACCGTTATAAAGCCAAAGCATTGTACCGCGATGACTATCTTGTCCGGGGCCACGTTCAATATAATTAACCATAGCGTGTAACTGATTCTTCTTACGAGTAGAAATAACATCATTCTCATAAGGAATCTTACCAATACCACCGCATTTAGCAATAAATTCTTTCTGATTAGCATCACAAATTAAATCCGTGATATAATCAATCATCACATCATCATTAATCTTAATATTCTCAGCAGCTTCAAGAATCAGCTTAGCTTGTTCAGAATATTTAAGAGTGTCACGCATCATTTGAGCACCTATTGCTAAATTAGCTTTAACATTTTTAGTATGCTTAAATCGAACCATATTCTTACAATGATTCAAAGCAGCATTTAACGTATTGTTACATACAACACGAATATCAGTAAAACAAGCTTGAATACTACCACTTCCATCATGACTTGTAGTGAAAAGGATATATTTTTCCATTTCATCTTTTGCAATCTCATAAGTAGGAAGTTTAGCAGTAACAAAGATTCGTTCACCGATACCTAAAACGCCAGCAGTCTGAATGATAACATCTTTTGGATTAATTACCATTTGACTTTTACAAACTTGATATATAAAATCCATAGCTTCTGTATTTTGAACAGGTTCATACCTACTACCAACAGTACCAAGAATTTTATAATTATCTTTACGATATGTAGCATATACATCACTTACGCGAGCACCCTTTTCCGGAATAATGACAACATCACCATTGGACATATGACAAGCATAGTGATTATCTTCTTTTACTATATGTTTAGCTTCAGCAGGAATAAAACTTGCAAACATCGGAGCTAAAGCTACTTCATAATCCATATTAGCAATACGAATGATTTCGTCAGGAGTTTTAGCTTCTTCAACGACAGTTCCAAGACCATGCCAAGGAACATCTTTCAATGAATAGAATGAATAAGTATTTCTATTAGAATTAAATTCAATATTCGCAGCCATAATTAAATTAGTTAGTTTATATTACAATTCAATAATACGAATATGAGCAATATCTTTATGTTCAGCGCCAAGTTTGCTAAACAGAAGTTCTTTCTCATTTTCAGCATCTTTAAGATTCAAAAATGTAAGAGCTTCATTATGATCATTAATCCACTCTCCACCATCTTTGGTTACATTTTTAAGAAAATCTTGTTTCTCACCAGCGACTACTTTCGTAATCAAATACTTTTTACTCATAATTTAATTAATTTTAATTTGTTTAATGATAGACTACTTATATATAGCAGTTTCAGACGTAACAATCTCCATATCAATTTTATCCATAACATGAGCTATTCGTTCAGCACGAGCAATATCTTCGTCAGATTCACTGGATGTCTTAGCCCAATTATCAAGCTCCTTAATAGCTTTCTTATCAAATTTAACAGTATAAATATAATCATCACCTAATTTATCATGAATATATCTACCTACCTCTTTTGCTAAGCTAATAGGAACATCAACTGTAATACTAATAGAAGCAATCTTATCTAATTCTTCTTTATGTTTCTCAACGAAAATATTATCTTCCGGCAGAAGAGGTGCTTCTGTTATATGAAGCAATGAAGTAATAATAGGGTCTAAGGCATTTTCATTAATTGAAACACTTTCCGACTCTTTTGTATAAACAGTAAAATCAGGAAATTTAAGACTATAATTACCAGACTTACCAACTTGACCAAATATATGTAAAGCATCAACAACTGAAGATTTAAGTCTACCAGCTATTTTATCAAAACTTGTATTCCTATCACGAAGTCTTTTAATTTCATCTTTATTATAAGCAATATTAGCTTTTTGAGCATCAATTATTTGTCGATAAGCACGAAGTTTATCTTCAAGTTCACTTTCAGCAATAGCTAATTCTTCTGCAATTTCTTCCGTTATCTCGCCGTCATTCTCTTCTATCTGCGAAACAAGATAATCATATTTTTGCGCAATACCAAATAAATTACTCATAAATTGTCAAAATAATTTTTGTTCAACATAACCTTTTTTAACATTATAACCTTTCTCTTTACAGATATAAGTTAATTGTTTATGAATACTATCATATCCATCAACAGTATTATCAAGATGAAAATCCCAACCAGTATAATTCTCTAAATCACACTCAGTTTTATCACCGGATGTATCATCCATTTTAGTATTACGGAGAACACGAATTGTAGTTAATTCAATTTCATTCTGACGAGCAAAATCTTTAATACAATTCAATTCAAATTGTTCTCGAATATCAGGAATAATAAAATAATCACAAGGAGTAGTTCTGATTCTATTTATAACATCATCAATAAACACTCTGTCATTATCAAATCTTAATAGTTTACCAAAATGAAGTAAACATTTACGATATGTAAGTTGTTCATCAATACCGTAACGATTAACAATATAAGAAGATTTAGATAACTTAAAATAATGAGAATCTAATTGAGATACACTACAATTTGTAACAGCAGCTACAATACGTTTAAGCATTGTAGCCATAGGATATATCTCAACTTTACCAGCGAGCATACCTTCAAGGTATTCAGTAACATAAGTTTTACCTGTACCTTTTCTACCACTGATTAAAATTAATTTACCAGTCATATAATCTTAATTAATTATTTCTTCAGGAAAGTTAGCAAATACATTTTGTCTACCTTCTTGACCATGTAACACTCTTAAAGCAGCTTCTTTCTTAACTGCTAAAATAATACTACGTTTAAATAACTTATTATAAATTCTAACCATTTCACGAGCAACATATGAATTACCATCTGTCATACCGTGACGATTATTAATTTCAATAAGAAGTTCTTTAAGCGTTTTCTTCTCGCTTTCGCTCCTGTTCTCGTTCATACATATACTTTTTGTTATACTCATAAATAGTATTAAATGTTTCACCAGAAACACAACCATCATAATCAGGAAGTTCATCTTTTATAATATTATCTATAATATTTGTAATAGCAATACAAATACCAAGATTTCTTAATTGAAGAGTACTACCTTCTTCAAAGAACTTGTCTTGTTCATCTTGTGGAACATTACATTTACTAAGAGCTTTAGCAAATACTTCTTGAAATTTTAAACGAGATATATAATTATTATTAGCCATAATAGTTTATTCAAAATAATTAATAATACGACCTGTTTCATTAGGGAATCTAACAGCAATATCTTCTGCAATCATTTTAGCAATTTCAATCATTTGAGGATGTGCAGCTTTATGATTACGAAGAGGAATGAAACCTTTATTCTCAACGATAGTAAGTTTAGGATAAACAGTTTCAAGATGTTCACCAATCCACATATCGAGAGTACCAGATACATAAATATCTGATTTAGTAGCAGTAGGAAGAACTGAACGAGCCAACTGAGCAGGTTCACCATCATTAGTTAATTCTTGATATATAGCTTCATTACCAGCAACAACATCATAAAATTTTTCTAATGAATCTTCATTCTTAAACGGTGGTTTAATTACACTAATATTTTTACCATATTTATAACCAAGTCTACCTTTAGCATAATTACACCAACGAGTACTTTCTTGCATAAAACTCATCTCACGATGACGAACGGCTTCATGCGTAATACCTCTATCGGTTGTAATTTTATAAGTAACATTATAAATCTCCGGCGCATTTGCAAGGATTTCAGCATCTGAAGCAATTCGAAGACTTGCATCAATACCATATTCAAGTTTAGCAATAATATCTTCATCATCAAACAATAAATGAGAAAACTCTTTACTTAAAAGAAGCATATTATAAAACAAATCATTAACTTCGCTTGGATGATAAATATCATTATAAATGGCTTTCATTTTACGACTATTACTCATAATATCAAGAAATACCCGATATGAAAAACCAATATAATTACCAAGATAAGACCAACGAATATAAGGACTTAATTTAACAAATTCTCGAACAATACGATTCGGAATTGAAACAACATTAAAATAAACATATTCATGTTCAAATATAGCAGTATGACCATCAATAAGTCTATTTCTACAAAAAGTTTCAGCTGAATCAGGTTTGATACTATCTTCTTGTTTAGTACAAACTTTACCAATTAATTCAATCTTTCTAAGACCAGAATAATCACAAAATTCGATTGTAGGTTCTACAATATTCATAGCTTTAATTGTATTAGTTTAGACGCGACAAGTGGGCGTGCAACCTC